GTGGAAACGTAGCGGCTGCAAGTACAGTTTAAAAAAAAATAAAAAAATACAATGGGGGTTTGATACCCCCATTTTTTATGACTAGAAACTGATAAATACTTTTATAATTAGAATTAGGAGCAGAATGAAATGTCAGTTTCATCATTAACAAAGTTTACAGTACCTATTGACGGTGACCAGAGTGCAGCCAGCCAAGGCTTGCTGATGCCAAAACTAAAATATCGTTTTAGAGCGAGTTTTGAAAACTTTGGAGTTAGCACACCTAGAACTGAAATGACTAAGCAAATAATGAATATTACTCGTCCGGCAGTTACATTTGAAGAAAATATGATTGACATTTACAACAGTAAAGTATACCTAGTTGGCAAACATACTTGGGATCCTATTACAGTAAATTTACGTGATGATGTAAACGGTGCTATATCTAGATTATGTGGCGAACAGATTCAGAAACAATTTGACTTTATGGAACAGTCAAGTGCAGCTTCTGGAATAGACTACAAGTTTATTACAAGATTTGAAATACTAGATGGTGGTAACGGTGCAAATACTCCAAACGTTTTAGAAACTTGGGAGTTATATGGTTGTTTCGTAGGGAATATTAACTATAACGAACTAGACTATGCATCACAAGACCCAGCAAATATAACAATGTCTGTAAGATTTGATAATGCAGTCCAAACACCACTAGGTGAAGGAATAGGAAGTTCAGTAGACAGAACAATTGGTCAAGTAGTAACTGGCTAATAGGAGTTAGTCAAAATGGCTAGTGTTAATCCTTTACTAAGTCAAATATCTTCGGGTGAAACTATCCGAGATTACAAACATGCATCAAAGACCTTTGTAGACAATAACTACGAATTACAACCCAAATATAGTAATTTATTTCATGTAGTTTTTGAATTTACTGCAGATGCTGCCACACTATTTGATACTACAGAACAATTAGAGATTCCTCTACTAGTAAAAAGTGCAGATTTGCCTGCATATACACTTGATGTGCAAACACATAATCAATATAATAGAAAAACGCAGAGTCATCATAGTTTTACTTACCAACCTGTAACTATACGTTTTCATGACGATACAAAAGAAGTAATTAGAAAAATGTGGCACAAGTATTATATTTTTTATAATGCTGATCCTACATATGACCTGGATGGAAATGCATATACTACTTCAGATAAGTATTCGAATCGTAGTCAACAACAATGGGGACTACAACGAGGCAATAAAAGATTTTTCAAAAATATAAAAATTTATAGTATGCAAAATCATAAATTTGGCGAGTATACACTTGTAAATCCAATTATTACATCTTTTAATCATGATGCACATTCATATGCAAATGGTGGTCTTATGGAAAATACTATGCAGTTAGCATATGAAACTGTAAAGTATGCAACAGGATATGTAAACAATATAAATCCTCGAGGCTTCGGTGATATACATTATGATATAGAAACAAGCGATTTAAGTGCAACTACTATTCCAGACAATTCTGCTTTTATAGATGGCACATTACAAAATGTATCTTCGCAACCAGTAAAAGACTTGTTTGATGGAAATGTGATAGGAACAATTACAGATGCTGATATAATTTTTAATCAAACACAACTTACCGGAGCATCTATTTTAACTGATACAATAAATATTTTTGCCAACAACTTGATTTCAGGTAAAAAGCCAGCAAGTAACATACTTGTTCCAATTGCTGGAGGTGCAGAATCATTACTAAACAAAACTTTTAAGGGTGCAGAAGATAAAATTGTAAATTTCTTTACAGGAACAACTTCTTCTCAATCTAATAGTGGTAATAAGGTTAAAGTACTAGATGGAATTGTATCGACTCAAGGCACAAATATACAAACTTATAATAATGGTAATTCAAGTAATACCTTTAATGTTGGCGGAAATACTAAACAAATCCCAGATGGCAGAGGCACAAAAAGTAATGCTAGCCGTATTAGTGATGTAAGATCATATGCACCTAACAGTGCAGTAAATAATACGATTAGTGATATTGTAGACGGGGTAATTTAGTATGGCACAAACAACAAACTTGCCTATAATAGATCCAGCAGATAACTTTGATCAAAGAGTACAAGACTACTTTGTAAATTACTTTGCAAACCCTATTAGAATGACAGATAACGAGTACGAAGCCGCGAAAAGTTTTTTTGTAAATAGAACAAAAAATGAAAATGCAGCGGCTGCACTAACTGCCGCAACAATAGAAGCCGCAAATAAACTAAATGTAAATATATTAGATATACTTAAAGAATTCGAAGGTGCGTCCAATTTAAAAAGTGCAGTGCCAACGTTTTTAAATTTAAGCAGACAATCCACAAGTTTGCTAGGATATGAGCAAAATATTAAACCAAATGAGAATATAGCCCGCCAAGTGGAGGCTTAAATGTTCAGTCGTAATAAGTATGCAAACGGCTTATATGAAATGAAAAATCCACAAAAGTACAGTGGAAACAAATCTCCAAGATATAGAAGTGGCTGGGAACATGCTTTTATGCGGTTTTGTGATAATCATCCTAGTGTTGTAAACTGGGCAAGTGAAGCAATACAAATACCATATCGAAACCCTTTGACAGGAAAAGGCACAGTATATGTGCCAGACTTTGTAGTAATGTATCAAGACAAAAACGGCAAAAAACATGCAGAACTAATAGAAGTTAAGCCAAAATCTCAAACTATTCTTACAGAAAAAACTCGTAAACAAGAAAAACTTGCAATAGCAATTAACCATGCAAAATGGGAAGCCGCAGCTAAATGGGCAAAACATAAAGGCTTACGGTTTAGAGTTGTAACTGAAGAAGATATTTTTCACAACGGAAAACGTTAACTAAGTATTAGTGTTAATATCTAGGAAACTTAATGAAAACACTTTGTTTAGGAAAAAATCATTCCTACACCGACGAAATGACATCTGCATTAGGATTGAATCACGGATTAATTACCAATACTTCGATTGATTTACAAGACGGATATTATCATACAAGTGTTGTTGATTTGCCACCTGGGGAAATTGTAGACCTTGCTAGACGCTTTGATAGTGTTGTTGTACTTGATCAGCCTATTGAATTATGGAATCATCCAACCGAATTTCATCAAACACAAGAAATCGCTTCACAACTTGGTAATAAAGTTTTGTGGCAAAACGCTAATGGCAGAGACCAATTACAATACTGGAAAAATTTAGTAACAGATAATAAAAGTTTTTGTATATTTCCTTTTATTGAACTCTTAACATTTAATGGATCTACAACTGTTTGTTGCAGGAGTGATACTCCTATAGTAGATGTTAACAAGTTAGAAAACTTTTCTACAGACAGTGCATACCAGAAAATACGTCAATCGATGATTAATGGTAAGTCGGTACCTGAGCATTGTAGTAGTTGTTATAAGATAGAAGATAAAGGTATACAGTCTGCTAGACAGGAAGAAACAGTTGAATGGGCATTGAAACTTAACTTAACATCAATTAATGATTTAAAAACAATCCATGATCCTGTATATTACGAAGTTCGTCCAAGCAATACATGTAACCTAATGTGTAGAATGTGCTCACCAAAGTGGAGTAGCCTTATTGAACGTGAGCAGAAAGATTTAGGTTTAATTCCGCAAGAGTATACAGAATCATTTAGTGATTTTGATGTTGTAAAAATTGAAAATGTAATAAAGTTATATGTTGCAGGTGGAGAACCTACTGCAATGCCTGAATTTTATAAGTTTCTTAGAAAATGTATTGAACAGAATCATACAGGTTTTGAATTTTTAGTAAACACTAATGCTGTAAAAGTATCAACATTATTATTAGAACTAGGTAAAAGTTTTTCAAACTTACAATATATTATAAGCATTGACGGATATAAACTTGCAAATGACTACACACGTTGGCGCAGTGAATGGAACTCGATGATTGAAAATGTAAAAAAATTACAAGAAAACGGACATACTATAACTTTTAACACCACATTAAGTTTATATACTATTTTTGATTATACTAATCTTATAGAATTTCTTGATAAAGAGTTTCCAGGATGTTTGATACACGGACAATTTGCAGAGAACATTTATCCTTTTATTTTCAATTATTCTACAGAACTAATTACTAAATTAGAAAGAATAAAAAATACAAATGCATACAGAAACAATACACTTTTTAATAGTTTTATTAATGGTGTAATAAATCTTGCTAAATCAAGTAAGTTAGATTATTCTAAATTAAGTAAATTTTTTAATTACAATGATCGACTTGACAAATCAAGGAACTCATGTTTATATAAGTATATACCTGAATTAGAACATCTTAGAACATTAGTAGGAGAGAAAGTCTAATGACAAAAAAACTTGAAGAATTATTCAACGTTGAAGTCAACGAAGAAATGCCTTTAACAAAAGAAGAAAATGCAAAAGTAGTAGAGGCTGTAACTGCGGATGATATCCCTGAATTACAGTCTGCAATGGCTAATGTAGACAAAATAGATGCAGCCCTGCCTAGTGTTAGAGAACTTGGCACCAGTGATAAAGAAATGGATGATATTGCAGATCTGGCAAAAGATACATTTAAGGATCTAATGGACTTAGGGATGAATGTTGAGGCACGTTTTAGTGGTGAGATATTTAACAATGCAAGTCGTATGTTAGATACTGCTCTTAATGCTAAACAACATAAAGTAAATAAAAAATTACGTATGGTAGATTTACAAATTAAAAAAGCAACACTAGATGCAAAATTAGCAAAACAGGCATATGACCGTGGTGATGATTTAGAAGATGGACAAGGTCATGCAGTAGATAGGACACAACTATTACAAGAAATTCTCGGACGTAATACACACGAAAAGGAATAAATACACACATATAAAAAGGATTGTAAGATGAAAAGTTTTAAGAGTTATCTTGTAGAAAATGAACACACATATAAGTTTCGTTTGAAAATTGCAGAGATGTTAGACGATGAAAGAATGGATGCACTAGAATCTGCACTTGAAAAATATGAAGTTTCAAGTATTAGTAAACCAAAAAAGACTCCTATACAAGAGCACCCAATGGACTTCCAAACATTAAATAATGCAGAAGTTTTTATTATGGATGCTGAACTAAAATATCCTGTAACTGCACATCAATTATACGAATACATTACGCAAACAATTGGAGTACCTGCTAGTCATTTAGTAATTATAAACAGTGACCATCCAGAAGAGATTGCACGTGAAGAAGCAATTAAAGAAGAAGGTAGTGAATATAGTGCTAAATTAGATGACCCAGATTATAAAGATGCTAAAGACGTGAAAGCATCAGATAGTTTTGGCGATGAGTATAACGGCAATATGCTCAAAGGTTTAGAGACTCGTAAATACGAGTTTGAAGCAAAAGGAAAGTAAATGCTTGATTTATATAAAGCAATAGACTCATTACGCAAAATTAATGAAGGTCCAAATAAAATGGGTCCTCAAGAAATTACAGTAGGTGATCGTGTAGAATTTGAAGGTGAAAAGTTTGAAGTAGTTGACGTAGAACTTGATACAATTGTTGCTGATAATTTAGAAACAGGACTTAGGAATAGGCTTAAAACGGATGAAGTAACATTGATATTTGGTATGGACGGAACAACAGACCAAGAAAAGCAAGACATGGAAGATATGTTTAAGCGACTGGATAAAGTACCTTCTGGCTCTTTAAAAAGTGTTGCAACAGAAGATGACATGGAAAACATTGAGGAACGTGTCACTTATAATACACTTGCTAAACTTAGCGGAATAAAAGATCCTAATAAAATAAACATTGGACAAAAAGTAAAATTACCTAACGGAAAAAGTTATACAGTGAAAAAAGGTGATACACTAAGTGGTATTGCAGAAAAGTATAGATTACTTATGAAAAATAGAAAACAGGATACTGCACCAAGTCAAAAAGATAGTCCAGGAAATCCTTTTAGTCCTGATAAAAAAATAACTCCAAGTCAAAAAGGTAGTCCGGGAAATCCTTTTAGTCCTGATAAAAAAATTAAAGATAAACCATCTGGTCAAATGCCACTGGGACCCCCTAGTAAAAATATAGATAAAAAAGATCCTAGAATTCAAATGCCTAATCAGTATGCATTGAATAAAGACGGCGATTATAAGCCAAAAATACAAACTGATATTAAAAAGAAAGATAATGACTCCATACTAGGATATAAGTTCGGAGATATGCAAAAAGCATTTAATAAATTTGTAGGTAATATTAAAAAAGATCCTAGTTATGATAAGATAGGCAAAGACCAAGCAAAAAAATACGGAGGACTTGATCAAAAGATTAATCCTAAGTCATCTAACAAAACTGCAAATAAAAATATGATTAAACGCATCACTGGTGCAAACACGTAAGGAAAAGCAAATGCCAATAGTAATACAACCAACACCAACTGGTCAAAAAATAATGAACAAGAAAATGGACAAAATAGGCGGTGGCGGAATGGATATTCCAATGAAAAAGAAAATGAAAATGTCAGGCAAGATGGAAGACATGCGTGAATACATGGATATATTTGATGGAATTGAAGAAGACACAACAAATGAAGCAACATGGCCAAAATCAGACGATGATGAAAGTGCACCACAAGTAGGTGATACAGTAATGCATGACAAACACGGATTAGTCAAAGTTCTAAAAATAACTGACACAGATATGATGGGAGAACCTGCAGAGTATGTAGTTCAAACTAAAGGTGGTGCCAAAAATATAAGTTATGATCAACTTGTAATGGGCGAAGCAGTAGAAGAAGTAGAAGTTGACGAGGGTAAAGGTAGTTACAAGAACATGATGATTGACATCGAGGATGGCATGGACAAAGAAGACTTCGAAAAAGAATATCCAGGTAGAGGCGACTTGTATGATGAGATTAAACAAGAAATTATAGACAGAGCAGACGAGACTATTGAGACAGAAGAAGATTGTGGTTGTGATGAAGAAGCAGTTGACGCAATGGTATCTGTACCAGTACAAGAACTACAAGATATACTTCAACTAGCAGGTTACGAAAACTATGCAGAAAAAATACAAGAGTATGCTAATGAGCCTGAAGAAGAATATAGTAGTGTAGAAGATCAATTAATTGGTCTAAGTGGCGGATTAAATGGTCCTAAGAAAATGTATCCTGCAAGTGCAGACGGAGACAATCCAATGAACCAGGAGCCACGTGAAGTTGAAGAAACTATGGAAGCAGTAGAAGAAAAACTTTACAAAAGTTATAAAGATTTCTTAGAAGAAGCAGAAATAGATGTTGAAGCGAGAAAATAATGGACTATAAAGCATTACAAGAAAAAATTGATAGTATTGCAGAAGAACCGGCTAGTAACAGATTTACTGTCGATACTGATATGATTGACAGTGTTGATTTAATGAAAATTAACGAAATCATTGCAGATTATATGACACAGGAACATCCTGATCTTCCAGCAGATGCTGGTTTCAGTTATAGCATTATAGTTGATGTAGACTAAGTTCTTCCTGTAATAATTTATGAATATAGCGATGTCCCTCGTCATTAGGATGTAGATGATCCGCTATATATTTTGATTTAGCGTTCTCGTTACTTCCTGTAGCACCTAATTTTTCACACATACCTGGCACACAATCAACGTGAATATATCTTAAATTATTTACTTTGCATGTAGTTTCTACAATATGTTTAGGGTACCATGTATGTAAGTTTTCTATGTATTGGCTATGTTGATTCACAAGATAATCTTTACAACTATCTAATAAAGCACTTCCGTCTTTCTTACCTTGTATATAATTCATATGTTCCCATTTTTGTGTCCTGTTGTTAAACCAACTTTGCCTATTAGGGTGGCTCCATCCGAATATAATGAAATCATTTGGTGTAATACTTTTATAATTTTCACAAAATTTTAAAGCAATATGAGGATTACTTGCACTACTTTCACTTAGTTGTATAAACTCAAAACCAAACTGTTCTGCAATCAATTCACCATAACAAATTGTTGCTTCTTCTCCGAGACTAACACTACAACCGAATTGATAAAGTTTCATTTAAGACTCCATTGTCTAAGTAATCTAGCCAACTTTCGTGCTTTACGTTAAATGGTAAGCGACTCCGAAGAGCCGCCAGTTGATAACTATTAGGTTCAATTGGTTTAGACCTGGGCTTCCATATTTTATCACCTTTTTTGGAATTACAAATCTTACAACATGTTACTATATTTTGCCATGTTGCCTTTCCGCCTTTACATCTAGGTTTTACATGATCCATTGTTAAATCGTTATATTGTTCTTGTGTACCACAATACTGACACTTAAATTCGTCACGTAAGTGTACATTAAATCTGCTGAAACTTATTTTGCTAGTACCTTTATAATACTTTTTTGTCATTATAGTAGCCGGTACTTTCATACTAAAACTTGGACTACTTATGTCCCAATTATCATACCAGTCTAATACCGTAACTTTTTCTAAAAAATATAATTTCAAAGCACGTCTATAGTCAATGACACTTACAGGAAAATTTGTTATTGGCTGACCACTTGTGTTAAGTAATAGAGTATCGCTCATATAAATATTTATATGAGATTTATAAAGGACGAGTATGTATCGGTTTTCAGAGATTGTATAATCGAGACTAGTCGACAGGAAGGGTATACGTTGCCCGAAGATATAGAAGCATACGTGGCTATCCTTTTAGGTTCGTTTATAGACGAGCCAGACTTCTTACCCAGTCCTACATTTACAGAAGCATTCATGAAAGGCACAATGCCTAGCAAAGATTTGGCAGACGTATGTTTATTTGTAAGAGGAGTATTTCCTAGATATGGAGATAAGACACATCTTACTACAATAGGCAAAAGTAGTTATGGAAATGCTGGTAGACAATTGAGAATGCGTATGTTTGAGGATATATCGACTAATTTTGAAATAGTAGTAAAAGTTATACGTATAAGTACTAGACCAGCAAAATCACATTTTAAGGATGTCACATGGTTAAATCACTAGATGGTGCATTAACAAAAAAAGCATATAAAAAAGATAAGTTTACTAAAGAACAACTTACAGAGTTTGCAAAATGTGCTCACCCAAAAACTGGTGTGTTTCATTTTATGAATAATCATTTTGCAATACAACATCCTACACAAGGGCGTATGCAATATAAAGCATACGAGTATCAACATAAATTATTAGATGTATATCATAATTATAGATTTAATATTAATATGTTGCCTAGACAAACAGGCAAGAGTACAACTGCAGCCGGATACTTACTTTGGTATGCAATGTTTGTTCCAGACAGTATAATATTAATTGCGGCACATAAGTATGCAGGAGCCCAAGAAATTATGCAACGTGTACGTTATGCATATGAACTTTGTCCAGATCATATACGTGCTGGAGTTACTAGTTATAACAAAGGCAGTATAGATTTTGATAACGGAAGTCGCATAATTGCACAAGCAACAACCGATAACACAGGAAGAGGTATGTCTATTACCTTATTATACTGTGATGAGTTCGCATTTGTTAGACCTAGTATTGCAAAAGAATTTTGGACTAGTATATCTCCTACACTAGCAACAGGTGGTTCTGCTATTATTACAAGTACACCTAATAGTGACGAGGACCAGTTTGCAACCATATGGCGTGATGCAAATAAGACATATGACCAAAATGGTGTAGAGCAAGACTTAGGGGTAAATGGATTTAAACATTTTCAAAGTTACTGGTGGGAACATCCAGATAGAGATGAGACTTGGAAAGCAGAAGAATTACAACGTATTGGTGAAGAACGTTTTCGACGTGAACATGAATGTGAATTTATCATCTATGACGAGACTCTTATTGATAGTCTAGCACTAACAAACATGCGAGGCATTGAGCCAGCATTTAGACATGGCACTGTACGTTGGTACAAAAAGCCAAATCCTAAAATGACCTATCTTGTAGGACTAGATCCTAGTTTAGGTACTGGTGGTGATCCGGCGGCAATAGAAATATTTGAAATACCTAGTATGGAACAAGTAGGAGAATGGAGTCATAACAAAACACCTATTCCACAACAAATACGTATACTTGTTGATATAAACAAATATTTACTAGACGAGGGCGTAGACAATATGAACATATACTATAGTATGGAGAATAATACTATAGGTGAAGCGGCACTACAAAGTGTAGCAGAAATAGGTGAAGAAAATATCCCTGGTATATTCTTGAGCGAGCCTAAAGTACATGGTAATAGTAGATTATACCGTAGAGGTTTCAATACAACACATCGTAGTAAAATTAGTATATGTAGTAAGTTTAAGACACTAGTCGAAACAGATAAAGTAAAAGTAAATAGCAAAATGTTATTAAGTGAAATGAAAAGTTTTATAGCTGCCGGTAATAGTTTCAAAGCCAAAGCAGGTGACACAGATGACTTAGTAATGAGTACATTACTAGTGATGCGTATGGCTCAAACACTTAAAAACTATCATCCTGAATTAGAAAACTATATACGAGATGGCGATGAATTCGACCAGGAGCCTATGCCATTTATTATGATATAGGATAAATACGTGTATGCGAAGTATAGAAAACATATCAGAAGAACTGTTTGACAAAATACGTAGTAGAGTAGCAAACATTAAGTTGGGGAACAATGATGGCACTGTTACCACTGACCCTAGTCAAGCACGATTTTTTGAATTTAACTTTAAGCATAGAGACTTGCCAGTTGGCGCAGTGACTATAAGCCTTAACGAAGAAGGAAAATTAAAAGTTTATTTTCCTAATAGTATGGTAGAAGATGCGGATAGTAGAACTGCAGATGCTTGGTATGGGTTTTTAAAAGAGCTGAGCAAGTTTAGTGCAAGAAATATGTTAAACTATGAAACACATAATGTAACAAAAGAGAGACTTGACAAAAAAGATTACAAGTTTTTAACACAACGTAACCAGGACGAAGTTATGGAAAACAGACTACATGGCAGTAGCCAAAAAAGTTTCCTAGAACAAGGAAAAGCAAAACTAATTATACAGCACAATAAAACTGTTGATGAGACGAAGATGGGTGCTAGAAGTAGAGACATAAGTGCTATCTACATTGAAAATAGTCAAGGCGAACGCTTTAAATTTGCAAATAATTATCTACCTGGTGCAAGAGCAATGGCGAGACATATCTCAAATGAAGGCTATACACGTGACGAGCGTGGCACACATATTGTAGAAATTATGCAAGAAATGCAACAATTAAAACAGTTTGTACGTAGTGCAAAATCCAATAACTATGTTAGTGAAGACGCAGTTGAAGTTATTGAAGCAGCCACAGATAGGTATTATGGACTTAAAGATACACTCAAAGCAATTAGTAGTTCAAGTGGTTACACCAGTTATTTTGAGAATTGGGTACCCAATGTAATCGAAGTTGAAGAAAATGATATAGAAGATTTAAAAACAAAACTCACACGTCAAGTATTCGATGATCGTATGGTAGATAGTTTACCAGCAGTACATAGAGCACTAAGTTTGAAAAAGGAAGCAAAAATGGATAAAGATGCAGAAACACGTAGTGACGATGAACTCGATGCTGAAGTGGCAAGTAGAGCAAATGATGTAGCATCTTTAGCAGATAGTTCTGAGAATATACAAGTATTTAAAAATGAAACAGATGAACAAGAACTTAAAAACTATTTCAATATAATGAAAAATAGTGATATGCCAACTGCTAACAAAAATCGTAATTTAGTGATTAATGTTATAGAATATATTTCTAATAATCATGTAGATGATGCAATGGGTAATGTACTAGGTGGCATAAATTATGATGATAAGAACCAATATGCAGCCGCAATTAAGATTACAAAAAAGTATTTGCAAGGAAAAGTAGATATAGTTGATAGAGCTGCTAAAAAAGATTTATATGGTAAAGAGAAAAAAGAAGATGTAACATTTGAAGCATACGAGCAAGGACTCAATATGATTACAGAAGGCACATGGGCTTTACCAACTACTGATGAAGAAGTAGCCAAGATGAATAAGTTAATGGCAAATCCAATACCATTAGGCGATGGTGGAGAAGATGCTGTTAACGCAATTGCTTTTGCATTTGGTGATGATACATTATATGACGATTTAGGAGATGCTGGGGATAAAGATCCAACTGGAGATGCTAGACCAGTCATACAGAAATACTTAGATCGTGTAAAAGGAACTTTTGGTGTCGAATATGACAAGTACTTGTCTGCTATAGCAGATGCAAACAGACCGGGTCAAATGGAATTACCTCTAGATTATGATAATACTCCGGAAGGTATTGAATCACACGTTGAAGAAGCAGAGATTGAAGAAGCTCAAGACGAAGCAGTTGAAACAGTTGAAGAAGTAGAC